GACGCAAAGGGCCGCATAACCGCTGCCTCCAATGGTAGTAGTGGGGGAAGTGGGATAACGCAACTGACTGGGGACGTTACGGCAGGCCCTGGTAGCGGAAGTCAGGTAGCCTCGATTTCCAATACCACAGTCACTTCAAAGCTCCTAACAGGATATGTGTCTGGCTCTGGCTTGGTGGCCGCGACGGATACGATCCTTCAGGCTATCAACAAGCTTAATGCCAACCAAGCGTTAGGTATCCCAGCTGTTGCATCTATTGCGGGCACGGGCACGGTGACCGCCGACGCATCAGTGGCTTCTGAGTTTACTACGACAGTGTCTGGAACTTTGACGTTAAATGGTCCTGCTAACCCCACAAATGGCCAGAAGGTGGTGTTCCGCATCCTGAACGATGCCTCCCATTCTGTGACATTGGCTACAGGCAGCAACAACTTTCGATTCGGGACGGATATCCCGTCCTATACCAATTCTGTCTCCTTGACAGACTATATCGGGGCGATATGGAATAGCGCAGCCTCTAGGTGGGATGTCGTATCAATTAGCCAAGGGTTCTAACGTGGCCATATCATTTGTTCAATCAACAAATCACGCCCAAACGGGCGGTGCCACCATAACGGTCTCAACCACAGCGTCGGGGACTGGAAACCTGCTAGTGATAGCGGCCTCCTTCTACAGCGGGGGCCCAATAACTGGAATAACAGACAATGCGGGTAATATATATACGCAGGTCCCTGGGGTGTATGTGGTGGGCCCCAGTGTCAACGAGACAGTCGATGTCTGGTGTTGTGTCAGCTCTCTTAGCGGGGCCACCAGCATTACGGTCACTTTCACCTCCGCCATAGTCAAAGGGATGGCGGTATTCTTTGAGTACACGGACCCAGGGCACACTTTTTCAGTGGACGCGGGAAGCTATGGGGTAAACGCCACACCTTCTGTAACCACCACGAACTCTGGGGATGTCCTGGTGGCTTGTGCGACGACGGACAACGGCGTAAACTCTGTCAACTCTCCTTGGACTCACTTTGTGGCCCCCTTATTCGGGGTGGGCGCCGCTGATTACATAACCAGCTCTACCGGAGTCTACCCAACGGAGTTTAATACGAACGGTGGAAATGTAGTCTTCGGTATCGCGGCCTTCTCACCTAGCGCAGGACCATCGCGAAAGAAAGAGTCGATGCTCTTAGTTTTTTAAAGGAGACTTATGATAGTCATCATTCCCGCGCTGTATGGCCGCGTGTTATTTAGCAGAACCCTTTACAGCATCGACACATTTGATACCGTCCCCATTCCCGTGTGGATCACAGTGATACAACCAACAGGCACGCCATGGACGGAAGTGCCACAAAGATAATAGAACCCAGGAGACATACTAACATGACCTTCACAGCCACCGACCCAGATAACTTAGAGCACATCCTCACCTCATTCGGGCAGGCACCGTACAATCTCGAGATCAAGACCACGGCGTCCCGCATCTATGACCTGCCATTGGCGCCGCCCCTGACCGACGACATCATGAACATCGCCCACACTTCCGATAGCACGGGGTCCTTAACCGTGGTCGGAGTAGCCATCGCGATAGGCGACATGTGCTCCTTCGTGTTCTCGCCCACGACAAGGTCCTGGTATGCGTCCACCGCTGGCCTTGGAAGTGGCATCACGCAGTTGACTGGAGATGTCACGGCTGGCCCAGGCTCGGGAAGTCAGGCGGCCACTATATCCGCTGGTGCTGTGACGAACACGACAGTATCACCCACCGCTGCGATCGACTTCTCTAAGCTTGCCGCCCTTCCATCTGCCGACATCTTGGTGGGAAATTCAGGAAACGTGGCCACTGCCGTTCCTCTGATCGGGGATGCCACCTTAGACGATACGGGGGCTCTGACTCTTATAACTGTCAATAGCAATGTCGGCTCCTTTACTAGCGCCAACATAACGGTTGATGCAAAGGGCCGCATTACGGCTGCTGCAAACGGCAGTGGTGGGTCTTTCACGCCTTCGGCCCAGTTCCAGGTGGGCTCTGGCTCATACGTTGCTCAATCATCTTTTGCAGATACAGTGGTAACCCTGGCATTCAGCATGGCAGATGCTAGCCACAAGGTAAAAGTCTCAGTCACTGGGGGTTTGTACAAGGACGCTGTACTAGACGCCGCTTACCTAACTCTCGCAGTGGACGGAACGAATATCGGTCATGCGAGCGACGGGCTTACTAAACTAGACGAGCAATTTATGACAGCCGCGCAGGCCATCACTGTTCCCGCAGGATTTACGGTTTTGTACGCGCCTGGGGATACGGCCTCTCATACGTATACGGCGCAAGTGCGGTCAGAGTTGTCTAGCAGGGTGCTGTTTCCTTCAGCCTATGGCACAATAGTTATCGAGGAAATAGTTTAAAAACAAGTGAGGAAATAAATGAACAAGCAATCAGTGCTTCTGCCTGGCGCCCAAGGCACTTGGGACTCCTACATAAGCAAGTACCAGCCCGACTCGCAGAAGGTCCTGGACAACATGTTCACGGCCAACTCCAAGAACTTCCTTACGGACCAGACGGGCATGATAGACAAGCGTCAGGGCGGCGTGACATGGAACCGTACATCCTTCTCGGGCCCCGCCAGGGATTCCTATGACGCAATATTCGAGTCTGGGGCACAGCACTACCTCCGTGTGGGGCAGGGCATCCTGTCAGCCTCCACGGGCAATGGCATATTCACCACCATACAGTCAGGATTCGCCACCTTTGGAAACTTCGAGTTCGCCACGTACCAGGACCGCGTGTACGGGGACAACGGCATAAATCCAGCTATTGTCTATGACACAATAACGAGCTACGGCGGGGTGACCTACCCCTTCACGACGGGCATGACGAAGCCCATGGGCGCGCAGCCGCCCCTGACCGCCCCAGTGTCGCATACGCCAACTTCTGGCGGATCGATACCAGTGGGGCCGCACAGATATGAGGTGACCTTCATGTACTACGGGTCCGAGGAGAGCAACGGCTCTCCGGCCTCGGCGGTACAGACAACGACCTCCGGCTTCCAGACAATTTTGTTGACAAGCGTCCCGATCGGCGGATATGGCGTGACGGCTCGGAACATCTATCGTGACAACAACGATGGCGTGTTTCTTCTCTTGGACACGATCAACGACAATACGACGACTACATACACGGATACGCTAGCGCAAGGGTCGACACCAACACCTATCCCAACGGACAATGGAACGCCGCCGACATTCAGTAAGATCGCCCTGTGGCTGGACTCGCTATGGGTTGCCCCGACGGGAAACACGAACACCCTCGTGTACAGCAATGCGGGCTCGCCCGATATATTCGCTGGGAACAACTTCGTGCGTTGCCAGAGTGACGACATCATCACGGCTATATTGGTGTACAATGGCACACTCTACGTGTGGGGCCTCCACTCGTTCGGGAGCATCCAGGGAACGACGCCGGACACCTTCTACTACTACAATATATCCAACACCATAGGGTGCACGGACAACCGATCGATACAGATTCGATCCGTCGTGTCGATCCCGACGCTCTGGTGGCTGAGCAGCAAGGGAATTTACTTCTCCAACGGGTACACCGTGGAGTATGGGTCAGACTTGATCCAGGACCTCGTCAACCTTCAGCTGTCGCAGGTCAACTACACACTTGGTACGAACGTTCAGAATTCCCAGGCCCAGTACGCTGGCGATACGTACACTCCTGGGATCGACATCATGAGCATCCCTGGCACGATCACCACCTTGGAGCCGGAGGCCGACTATAGCCAGACGTCGGACTGGCTTGGTGGGTCAGTGGTAACGAATCTCAAGACTTCCGATTCCAACTTTGCCGAGGCGCCGACTCAATTTGCTCCAACGCTTGCTTCAGGCGTATATGGTGGACAAGCTGAGCCTGACGGGTCTGGAAATAACATAACGCTTATCCCATTCTCGGGATTTACGGGAGATTCAAGCACCACCTTCACTAATGCCGAGGGACCAAGTGACGGGTCACAATGGAGCGTGGGACAGCCGTTCTTTGTTCCTTCAAATGGCACTCTCACTAGTGTGACGGTGTTTGTGGGCAATTTTGGAAGTTCTGGTACCGACACCGCCCGCATAATGGTATGGGCCACTACAGCAGGGCATCCAGGGACTGTTCTCTTCACAGGAACTACGCAGAATGTGGGAAGCGCAGGAAGCTTTATGAGCGATACTCCCAATATTAGCTTGTCAACGGGAACTGAGTATTGGCTAGGCTATCAGAACATAACACAGGCTGGGCCTGGCGCGGCTGGCGCTGTCTATGGAAATACCACTTTTACATTGGCA